CCTTGGCAAGCTTGGCAGCTGATGCAGCTTTTCTTCGTTTATCAGCCATCAGAGGTTAAACAGAGATTTAAAATCACCCAAGAAAGAATCAGCAGTGCCGGAAGTAGTTGTAGCAGTTTTTTTAGCATCTTCCTCTTCTTTGAGTTTAAGATACTTTGTGTAAAAACTCTGACCAATAGAAGATTTCGTTGCTTGAGAAATATCTTCACTGACCATTGAATCATCCGAGGGGAATAAAGATTCCAAGCTAGAAACGGCACTGAAAGGATCCTTAAGATTTAAGCCAGTCATCTTCAACTCCTTCTGATGTTCCAGCTTTAGTCAGTAACACCTGTTCTGTACGATCCACGTCTGGGAACATGTTTTGATAGAAGTCATCTTCTGTCCCTTTGTAACCAGCGCTCTGGAAGATAGCGTACAGTTGTGTTGTTGGTTTGGCTGCCTGCTCTACATAATCTCCTTCTTTGGGTATATATGTGATGCCAAGGATTTCTTGAGTAGGCTTCTGCCGTTTTTCATTTAAGAATTTAATCTGATCTCGGATCTCTTGGGCGGAGTTGCCACGGAGAGTTTCAGTGATGTAGTTCTTAAGTTCATCGACGGTGCCCTTAAAATCATTCAGCTTGAAGCGTTGAAGAACTTGCTTCCAGGCATCGGGTGTTTTGGCCGGATCCAGGCCGCGCACCATCTCGTCGGCAAATTCTTCTGGAGTAATAAACGTACCAAACACAACCGTGGTTTTATCTGCTTCTTTCTGCAAAATTGGCATTACATTGATTGAGATAAAGTCTTGAACTTTACTGGCGTTTGTAATGTCATCAGCAGCGTCATATCCTTTACCTTGACCTTTAACTTCAAAGTGCATTCTGGCAAACGCAGCTTTGTTATTAATGTCAATACCAAAGCGGTAAATCTGTGATGCCCAGTAAGGATCACCGGCTTTGGCTTTTTCCCAATCTTCTGCAACCGTCTTCTGCTGATCTGCATACTGCTGTGTACGGCTGCGATCTCCAGTGGGATTAAAATAAAACTCAGGATCAAACCCCCGTGGACCTTGTTGCTTCACTTGGTCCAAGTACACCTGGCTGTGTAATTGACCCAGCTTCTTCAAGGTGTTGTCAATATCTGTAATTTCAAACGGGTTACGTTCAGACTGTTTGGTGTCCAAGAATTCAATAAATTCATCCATGGACTTAGATGTATTGAAACGAGGAATCAGGTATTCATCCAAATAGTTTCTGGCGTACTGGGCTTCTACGTTCATCATTCCCGTTTCAGCGCCTGTGCTGTAAGCAAGCGCAAGGCCTCTGTTTTTGGTTTCATCCAGAGTCTTGATGTCAGCCTCTAGGCGAGAAAGGATGGGCTGGAGCGTCAGCTTTGCGCCGTCCCCTGGATCACCTTGAATAGCTGTCAGAATGGTCTGGCCTTCTGGCCCTTGCTTACCCAGGAAATCCAAAAGATCTTTGGTTGTGTTAAACCCCGCTTCTTCCAAGAATTTTTGGTTGAATTCATTTTTGGTTGAATCGTAAGGTTTTTCTTTACTAGAAAGAAACGCATCAACAATATCTCGCTTTTCTTCCAGGGGTTCAAATAAGGAGTAATCAATTCCATACTTTTCTTTAATGGATTTATCAAACCACTGCTGCCAGTTGTAGACGATACTATTCCGCATTCCCGTTACATTTTGCAATGAGTTCAACAAACTTTCTTCTCCTTTTTTGCCAGAGGTGATGGAAAGAATGCCGCCAACACCTGAATCCCCCAAGATTGAATTGGAGATTTCCTTGTTGATATCCATAACTTCAGTAAAACCTTCAAAGCCACGGAAGAGGTCCATCATCTCTTGTCTTCCTTTTTGCTTCTTCATTTCAGCAATGGCGTCCTTGAGGATCAGTTTGGTTCAAAGCAGCAAACTTTTTGATCTCTACCGTCTTCTTGGTGTTGATGGCAGTGTTAATGGCGTCTTCTAGTTCTCTGTGATACCGCTGCCTGCATTAACGTTGTAATTCAGAATGATTTGTTTATCTTCTGGTCGGATCAGACAAACGGAAAAGCACGGCAAATTCTTCTGGTTTATTGACATCCAGGTACTTTTGTTTTGCAAGTTGCTTCCAGTAGGCATCGCCCTGTCGAGCTTTTGTCCATTCGTTAGAAACTTCTGGAAACATTTAACAAGCGCTGCGTGATGGTGTCAGTATCAACCCCAAGTTGCAGGTCGCGAATACTTTGAATCTCTTGATCCGTTAAAGCTTTTTCAACATACTTTTTAGCAGCCGCTAAATCTTCTTCTTTATTACCACGCAAACCTTGGTTTTTGCCAATCTTGGTGTAGTGTTGCCAGTAATAATTGTTTTCCCCGTAGCGCTCAGTTATATCAATATCATCATTGGCAACAGCTTGATTCCAGGCTGCATTGACAGTTGGGTTTTGACCTTTGTAATACAGCGGATCAAACGTACCGTACGGAGGTGTAGCTCCAAGGCTGCTGTCCCATGGTTTAAGTTTTTCTGTTTGATAAAAAAGTTTGTATTGTGCTTTGATGCCGTCAACAACATCTCGGGCATCTTTTGTGGGGAGCCCTGCATTAATCAAATCGTTAAACGTAATTTGATCCCGTTGCGTTACATAATCACCCCTTGTGTGGCAGAAGCTATGCCAACTGTTTTTGTATAAAGCCCGTTCTTTGCTGTGTTTTCTCGATTTGTCTGAGTGTTTTTCTGCATTCAATGCAGTGTTGTTTGGTTTAATTGTTGCGCTTGATAATTTAACCGTTGATTATTAATGTTGAGCTGTGTATTTTGCGCGTTGGTGTTTGCATTTTGAGAATTCAATTGTTCAATCCGATTCCTTTCTTTTTGAATTTCTAAATTTTGATTTGCATTGCGAAGATTGGTTTCGTAATTGTTAGTGTTAGCAGCAGCATTTTCTACATTTAAACGAGCATTTTCTGCATTTTTTTGCTGATTAAAGTGTTTAATCTTGCGTTTTCTTCGTTTTGAGCACGGTTTCTTTCATTTGCTTCTGTATCATCAACCATCCGTGTTGTTGGCTCATCTGAATATACTGTTATTTGATTACCATAATCATCCCAATACGTTTGATTTACTGGTGTGCCGTCGTCAGTCCAATATTGCCTGGGCGCGTAATAAGTTTCTTCTCTTTGTAAATTAGTTGGAGCGTCAGTTGGATAGTTTGTTTTTAAATCAGTTGATAATGTTGTAGGCAGATCAATTGGAAGATTTGTGGGTAAATACTCTGGCAATGACTGCGTGGGCAGATTCGTGACGTAATCTGTTTTTCTACCAGTAAAAGCATCGGTAGGATAATCTGTCCTGTAATCAGTTTTTTCTTGGTTAATCTGCCAACTTCTGGTTTTAGCGTTGTAGTAAACGCCTCCTGCTGAGTTACTTCATCAAGTATTAAGCAACAATAAATTCTTTAAACAAATCCACGATTTCTTGTGACATCCAGGATTTTATTTTTCCATCTTAGCCTGAGTGAAAAAATCCTGCTGGCAATACCAGGCCTCAATATCCGTACTGCCTTTATTGCTGTTACAACGCCTGCAAGCAGGAACAAGGTTATTGCGATTACTAGAGCCGGACTTAAATCTGGGAATGATGTGGTCAAGACTGGTTGCCACTTCACCGCAATAAGCGCAGTTGTAGTCCCCAGGATTTGTAAATATCTTCTTTAAATCGTTTCTTGGCTAACCTTGGAGTTATTTCGACCAGCAGTGCAAGAGGAGCGTGTCGTCTGCAAACATACTCTTTAGTTGCCGTTACCTTATTTTAATTTCACCTCATTTGTAACGAACCACAACACAAAACCAAATGTTTTCTAAAGAACCTTGACTCGCGTGTCCTAGTTGATACCGTACGAAGGTCCACATTTTTTCACACCATGTCCACCGTCAGGGGTTGGGTTCCTGTTCAAAGGGCAGAGGAACTCCTAGGTATTGATCGCAAGACCCTCTTCAAGTACCGCGATGATGGAACTCTCAAGCTGGGTCCGCATTTTGCTGCGTTCCCAGAAACTCGTTCTCGCGACGGTTACCGCTGGAACGTAACCGCCGTCAGGAAGCACCTACAAAAGCAAGGGGTAGCTGTTGCTTCTGCTTAAGAGAATTCACAGAAGTTCTTTCGGATGCGGTGAGCCAGTAGCAGATCAGTGATGTTCAGCTGAACTTGCTGATAGGCAATGGCGTGATATAAAGCGAGTGAGAGGGACTCCCAACGGCTCCGCATTACGTGGGGCCGTTTTTCTTGAGGCCAAAAAGCAAAACCCACTGTGGATGCAGTGGGAAAACAGGACGTTTTTTGCCAGGGATATGGATTGAGTCGTTTGCACTCCACTCAAATCCAATTAATTCATCGGGCTTTAAGCCGTAGGTTGCAACCATCCCATAAAGCCAGGCTGCATTTTTGGTTTTACGGTCGAGCGCCAGCTGGAAGTACTCATCTACAATCCGCTGGTCAACAGGCGGGGACTGAGACATGGCTGAGATGAACTGGATAACCTGAAATTAAACATCAGGCATACCAGGTCGCAAGGGGTAAAGGATTTCTTAATAAGTCCCTTAGGACTACTATAAGTTTACATTATGTTACTCAGGCCCCACGCCGCTTGCAAAGGCTGCCCCAGGCCAGGCCGATAGCTTCTATGGTTGAGGTCTCGCCTGAGGCGTAAGGCAGGTGCACCACATCACCAGCGTGATACACGGTCGGGATACCGTTGTACTTGATGTCGCTGTCCCCGTAAAGACGGCGGTCGATCTGTTCTTGCGAATAAATAACATTCGTTGCAACAACTTCACCAAACTCAGCCATAATCACACACTCGGCATTTGACCAGATGCAGGAATATATTTTGTTCCATTTTTGTCAATCATTGTAAATCCTGCCATCTTCACAAAAGTTGAAGGGACATTAAACAGCTTTTGCATCATTGGCATCATCATGGGTGCCTGACAATTGTATGGAGGTACATCCATGGTTGACAATGCACGTCGCTGAAGATTTGCAGCAGTTGCTTCCATCTGTTCTTTTTCGGTTTCAGCAATCAGTTTTTGCTCCCATGCTGTCATGCTTTCAATACCAACAGGAAAATCAGAAGGCTCGGGGGGAAACACCCCTTCTTCATACTTCAGGGCATAGATGTGTTTGCAGTAACGCATTTCATCAAGCAGTGGGGTCCAGGTGTCTGTCAAAGATGTAATCACATTCCCAACAGCAGCATAATCTGCGTAATCAGGCATACCCTCTGCCCTGGATCCTGGAATTGAAGGATCAGACGTATTTCTGATATACATTGCACCAAAATCACGAAACACGCCGGGCCTGTCACGTGCTGCACCAGGTTCTGTTGAAGTTGTTGGCGTAACGGTTGGAGGAACGTTGTACTGAGGAGATGGAGAAACAATCTTCATATCCCTGTTGACCTTGGCACTGGTCATTGCATTGTTATCTACAACGCCACCCAAAGTCATTACTTCGTACCGCCCTGGTTTTAAGGATGCAACATTTGTGCGTGGAAACTTAACCTTCAATGAATCAGATACTTTATTTAACGAACTAATAAACCCGTAATCACGTCGATTGAAATCCTGACAGGAACAGCAGTAACGCGTACCAGTCATCAAGAAACGACCGACGTTGGGAGGCCTGGTCGCAGGAGTAACCAGATCACGGTCAGGCGTGGCTTCGACTGAACCTGCTTTTCTCAATTTGAGGATACCGTTAAAGGGATCCGTGTCTGCAAGAACGGCAGAAACATATCCATAACGCTTCTGTGTTGTTGGATCAATCGTATCGCGATCAATAGGAACACCACCAGGCGTAACAATCCTGTCCTCCAGGATCTCACCATTAATTGCTTTTAAGCCACCCGGTACACCGGGGATAGCTACATAAAGTGGCGGGGGAAGTGGGTTGCTAACGCTCCAGGTTCCTGTCAATCTGACGTACCAGAAATTATCGTCTTCAGTGATAGAAGAAATAGAAGCACGCACCCCAGTGCTATCGAGAACATTATCAAACCGTAGGCTGCCAGCCACGCGCACGCCAGCCCAGTGCATGCCAAATTCTTTATTCTTTGTTGGGAACCCTTTGAAAACACCGGGAATTGTTGGGGGATTACCGGTGGTTTGTGGAGTACCGGCTGGAATCGGTATACGATAGGTGAAAGGGTAGTCGTATGAGTTGTCGTAGAAACGAGCTGTAGCAATCTCGTAGCCACGCCGCCAGCGTGACCAAGCCGACTCCCTGTTGACTGTATAAATCGAATCCGGAACCGATCCTTTTGAAAACTCGGTTGTGATTGGTTTTACAGGCCGCAGGATCAAAAACCTCGACCTTATTAAAGTTCCCAAAAGAGCTTCCACTCTTTTTGGCCATGGTTTAAAAGAATCCGCCTTGGGCAAGGACGTGAGCACCGGCGGTATAACCCGACACGTTAGGGCCGTCTGCAAACACACCAACGTAAATACGGTCGCCGCGTTCCAGGTAGATGCCACGGTTGCGGAGGGGCACACCGTTACTAAGGCCCAGGGTGTCACCAGCAGCTGCAACAGGAGCCGACAGCTGAGGCATCACGTCAGAACAGTCCACACGCTGGGTGTTGGCTGGGACTTGCTTGGCGAACAGAACCTTGTAATCACCAGAAGCCGGGATCGGTGTGGTTGTACCACGGGTGTGGTAGAACACGAAGGTTACTTCTGGCTGGTAACCGTAGTTCACACCGTTGAACAGGTGAAACCAGACGAAGTGCCGCCCGAGTACAGAAGACTTGGTGTTCATGCCAGTTAAGGTGGTTGCACCGGTGTAGGTGTAATAGCCAAAACCACTTGCGGCAGCAGTAGCTTAAAATACCAGTACTGTAGATCAACACAACTTGACCACTGGTCAGCGCAGATAACTTTACCAGAAGTGCCACTGGAAACGACGTAATCAGCGTCCCGGTAGTAATCGTTGCGAGTAATGGTGATTGAATCGATCACACCACCGTTATTATTGTCTTCTTCCAGGGCAGCATCCATGTCCACAAGGATGGATGGCGCCTGACCACCTTGCACAAAGATCGTGTTACCAGCCTGGCTGCCCACGGTCTGAGTCGTGACACGCACGGAATCAAACAACGGGCGATCAACCAGCAACGGCTGCTTATTCGTAGATGTCGTAGCTCAAGACACACTAAACATCCACCTCTGCTATATTGGTGGATGTCTCCGGAAACTTTTTTTTATTCTAATGGTCCAAACCGTTTTTATTTGCGCTTCTTGCCGTAAAGAATTTGCACGCTCTGGAAGTGCTGGTGCTTCTTGTCGAAAACGCTTAAAACAACGCGGTTATGTGTTTTGCTCCAAAGTTTGCGGTGGATTTAAACACGGTGGTTGGCAAAACAAAACCAGTGAATATTCTTCATGGTGCGCAATGAAAAATCGTTGCAACAACTCAAACCATAAAGCTTACAATCGATATGGCGGAAGAGGTATTACTTATGACAAATCTTGGGAAGATTTTCAAAACTTTTTAAACGATATGGGGTTAAAGCCAAATCCAAAGATGGAATTAGAAAGAATTGATAATGACAAACCTTATTGCAAAGAAAATTGCCGATGGGCAACTCATAAAGAGCAAACACGAAATAGAGGTGGAAAGCGTGCGACCCGTTTATACACGTTTAACGGTAAAACCATGTGTATCGCAGACTGGGCCAAAGAAGTTGGTATTGCTCCGCAATCAATGCAAAAAAGATTAAATAAAAACTGGCCCCTGGAAAGAGCGTTTGCAACAATTATACCCTTGGAGTCAACCCAAACTCCTGCATAAAATTCATGTAATCAGTGAAACCTTTTGGGTATTTCACTGCTTCTGAAAATAAGCTTTCAGGGTTCCTCTGGAGATTGAGAAACCGCTGAAAGGACTCGCTATCCATCGTAGTTTGTGTATCTGGGACAAAGCGAAAAGCGCCTGAACCAAACTTGGCACGTAAATACTCTCCGGGGAGATATTTATCAGAATAGTCGGAGTAACTCACTGCAGGAAACCAAACGGGTTAATAACAGAAAGGTTTTGAATTAAACCTTGAACCGCCTGTTGCTTAAACGTATCCAACAGACTGGTAGTTTTCTGCTGGCGACGCTGTCGCAACGCTGCAGTCAATGCTTCTGGAGAAAGGTTTGCGGATGGAGCGGCTGCTGTTTGAACAGCTGCTGTTTGAGCAGTTGGCCCAGGAGATCCAAAGATTCCAGCTCCCTTTTTGTAGGTGGCTTGATCCAGGGGATTGAAATAAAAGTTACTCTGGCCATAGATTGGAGTGTAATCACCTGGTTTCCTTGCGTCGTAGGCTGCTACACCACGGAAGGATTGAGCACCTTTTGATTTTGTGAACTGCTCACCAACTAAAGCTGGGTTATTAACGATGTTGCGTAACCGATCAAACTCAGCTTGTCCCCCAAGGACGCGTGCGCCAAAGGCAGGATCAGCCAGCTGCTGCATTGAGTAATCAAAAACAGCTTCATACTGACCAGGGGATTTGGCGATGTTTCTAATATCAACGCCACCCCAGCCTCCTTGCAGGCGGCGAGCCAGAACATTAGCGGCTACTGCTGCAACATCTTGACCTTTGCCTCCACGAAAACCCTCCAGGCCTGAAAGAACAGTAAGGGCGTTTAATTCTTCTGGCTTTAAGCCAAAAAGTTGTTGTACTGTTCTAGGCGCCATTACTGGGATCTCCTCTTTAATTTCTCCAGGAGGCTGTACGCAGGTCCAGGATTTGCCGCTGCCCATTGCTTCAGGGCGTCTGGTGTCATCCCGGTTGCACCCCCAAGAGCTTGTAGCTGTTGCTCCAGCTGCCCGCCTTGCATCATGCTCCTACCCAGTTGCTGCTGGCCCGCATAGAAGGAAGAAAGGGGAACACTTGTAGGAGCAGAGTACTGCTGAGCAGCGTTAAGTACTTCTTGAGAGAGTGCGCGGTTTTGAACATTTTGGCGTAATGCGGGAACACCGGCCCCGTTAGACACGCCCGCATCCCCGTAAGTAGGGCCTCCTGCAAACGAACCACCAGGTGGCACGTCTGAAAGAACAGGAGAAAGAGGAGCAGATGTCTGTTGTCCGGCTTGCGACCTGACGTCTGCCGCCAAATGGAGGTGGAGGAAGGGTCGGTGCTGACGGCGGAGCACCGCCACCAGAAATCTGCCCCATTCCTTGATATTGCGCAAATCGAACTGCTCGATCCCTTGCGCCGCTGTAATCAGGTGCTAATGCTCCAGGTCGACAACTGGCCTGTCTTGGATGGCGTAACGCGTAGATCCTTGCGTGGGTCATAGACCATAACCCTTATCCCGAAGGACGCCTAACAAACCATGACTTGCATCAATCATGGGTGCTGGGATCTGATAAGCCCCAATGCCATGCCGCCCATGCCGCCCAGTTGAACTGCCAGTACCACGCAGACCTGAGTAGCCCCACCCGGAGCAAGATATGCGAACCAAGCTACCAACCTGACCAAAGACCAGCCATTGACTAGCCAACGCACGAGCCTGCTTTTTCTGTGGTGCCACCAAACTGCTTTAAGAATTCACGACGCAGAGCTGGATCCCGCATAAAAGGGCCACCAACAGCCTGTAGGGCTGACCAGTGCTCCTTGAACACCTGTAGCAATCTGATCGAGCTCCTTCAGTACGGCATCACCAATGACAGGGGCTGCTAAGCGCCAGCCAGTGGCGTATTGCTGGACGCTACGGGCAAGTTGTGGAGCTGCACCAGCAGCCTCCTGGATAGCACGATTGACAATCCCTGCTTGAGCCGAACGCTGAATACCGGCTGGCATCCCAGCGACATCACTGATCAAACCAGTGAAACGAGCGGGAATGTTGCCGAAGTTTGCACCAGCAAACTGTGCAGGAAGTCCGCGCTGAAGGACATTCTCTGCTTGGACGGCTAACGCACGGTATGTCTGTGGATTGGTAACTGTATCTGCAACAGCTTTTGCAGCCTGTGGGGCAGCTTTTGCGCCAAAACCCTGAACAGCACGAAGAGCTGCAGGACCACCACGCATGAACATTTAGAAAGGAGCCATTACCGCCAAACCTCATGAAGATAGATACGAGAACCCACTGCAGTGTCAGCAGGACCAGGTAAAGCTTGAATGAATTCCGCACCTGAGCGTTCATATCGATACCTGGCCTGGAACGGATCTTTGTAGTTTGGAACGTACAAGATGTTAGCTAATCGATCTGTTTCGTACAGATAGATTTCATTCCAAACCTTAAGGGCTTCCTTGGCATTACTTGACCGAATTGTACGGTCAACGTCACCAGCAATGCTCTCCAACCGAGTCGAAGGCGAAGTCGCCACCTCAGTTTTCTTTTCAGCGGTGTCACAGCGACCGATCTGAATAACGATCTTGTCGTAAAAATATGAGTCTGGAATTGTATTCATGGCTTCTTCCAGACGAGCATAATCACCCGCAGGAACAGAAACCGTGAAGTAACCCAGGTGATACCTGACCCTACTTTTATCGAAGTCAGATAATTGCACTTCTATCGTCCAGCATCAACTAATTATAGTTCTAGAAAATCAATCACAGCCCAAAGAACTGGTTGGTTGCGTACCGCTGGCCTTGGAGGTATGGATCGTCTCCAGTGAACTGACTAAGAAAGTTTTTGGGTGTTAACACCTGCTGCATCATGCCACCAATCAAACCTTCTTTCATTTGCTCCATTAAGGTTTTGGGCTTTTCTTTTTCATTCAAAACAGAAATTAAAGCATCAATAAGCTGGCCTTGTTGTGTTTGATTTTGAACTTGGTTTTCAATGTATGCTCGTGCCCATGCTTCACCGTCTGGGCTGGACGATTGTTGTTGCGGTTGTATCGCTCTTGCGTGTTGTGGCAGAACCAGGAAGCCTGCCTAAGTGCATGGTCTCTAATTCATAAGGACCTGTGCGCAAGCTGGAAACATTGCCACCAGATCCCTGCCCTGAATAAGTGGCAACAGAACCAGGACCAAGGAAACGCAGACTAGTGCCCTCTGGAAATGTGTAATCTTCTCCACGGTGATTTGTAGTCGCCCCAGGAATGCCGGTTTGCCTTGTCCCCATGGGACTAGAAATGGTTAAACCTTGAAACCCAGTTGGATTAAATTTAAAACCAGATTTTTCGTCACTGTATAAACGCCGCCAAGACTGTTCACCTGGGGGACGAAACTCGATGTATTGCCCTAAATCTTTGCGTGCTTTCGATAACGGAAACAGTTGACCACCTTTGGTAACAGTCCAATGTGCATGAGGACCAGATGTTACTCCGGTCAGGCCGACATTACCTAGGTCAAGTGCTGTTGCCATATCTTTTTCTTTTTATTGTAAAACGAAAAAACCCCTGGTTTCCCAGGGGCTTATGATCAGAGTGTGTAATTAAACTCGGATTAAATCAGCTGCCAGTACGGCATCCCAATCAACACGCTTGATCTGCCTGAGCTGCTCTAAGTTGTTGAACCTCTCACCCGATAAGGACATCTGAAGGTCTTTAATTTCTCGGGCAGTCTTCAAACCAATGCCTTTGATATGATCTGCGATCATTTGGGCAGTGGCGGAATTGATGTTCAACCGCGTTTCCGGAGGGAATGAACGGGGTTCCTCTTGTGCAGCTTTATCTTTAATCTGAAGAGTTTTTACTTTTTTGGTTGCCGACTCATCAAGAATCAATTCAGATTTGTAAGCGGTATAAACACGACCGTCCTGGTCTTCAACCATGAACCAATCGCCGTTATCCCACTCGCTGACGATCTTTACGCGGGCACCTGTTTTTTTGTGCTGGTAAAGCATTTCGGCAATAGTAGACATCAGGACCAGAATTAATCTGGTCCTAGTTTAACTCAATCAGCTAACTGTGCGGCCCAGGAGGTAGCCGTCGATGTCTTCGTAGCCAGCAGCCACATCAGGTTGGATGTAGCACACTTCAACAACGAAGTAACCCTTACGACCAGCGTTGGCGTCATCGCTAGAGATGTACCAACCACCGGAAGTGCTGGTGCCGGTTGTGGTGGCACGGGCAAACACCTTGAAGGTGGTAGCGGCAGTCACTTGCTTGTAGATGGAGCTAGCGCCCACGGTACCGGTGCTGGTCAGCAGGGGGTTAGCGCTGTAGCCAGCGGTACCAGCGGTGAAGAAGATTTCGCCGCCCTGAGAGCCAGAGGTGGTGGAGCTAAGGTTGGCCTGAGCAACGGCTTCACCGTCACCAGAGGCCGACACAGGGGCGTTGCTGTTGCTGCGGCAGAAGGTGATCACGTTGCCGGTAGCAGCGTACACACCAGAAGCCACACGGCCGTCACCCCAACCGGAAGCCACGGAGATGGTGGCGCGGTAGACGTAAGCAGGAAGGGTGGTGTCACCAGAAATCACCATACCGGTGATGTCGGGACGGGTATCGTCCTGGCGGTAAGGCGAAGGAACAATCACATCGCCAGTAGCGGTGATAGCTGTACCAGAAGCACTGGACACAGCGTGGTAACCGCGTTGCTGGAAGTAACGGTAGCCAGGGATGGCCAGCACCGAAGTGGGGCCACCCTTGGCGTAATCATTGGCGTTATCAGCGTAAACGTCAATGTTCTTGTACCAACCGTTCAGTGGTTCTGCCCAGTTACCTGGGTAGATTTTCTTAGCGGACAAATAGGTCATTTATCTTTCCCTATGTTTGTATGTTACTTAATTATCAGACAGTGCCGTCGTCAGAAACAAAGCTGTAAGCAGTGGTAACGAAGTCCTTGTTCAGGATCTCGAAGCCAGCATACAGTTGCCAGATCAGGATGATGAAACGGCTGAAGTCATCGTTGTTGTTAATGAGCACCTGAGCGTTAGGACCGCCGATACCCACGCCAACAGCTTGAGGACCGAAGAAGTAACCTTGAGCAACTTCTTGAGCAGCGTAGGTGCCGCCGGTACCACCGAAGGAAGCAGTGATGTTCTTGGTCGGGAAGTTGGTCGACTCGAAGAACTTCACACCTTCAAACTGGACGCCAGTAGGCATCACGGGCTCACCAGCCAGGAAGTAGCCCTGACCAGCCTGAGGACCCATGTAGAAGCTGGCGTTGTTAGGCATCATGGGGTTGCCCATGTACATGCCTTGGCCAGGGTTACCAGCGTAACGAGCGATCTCACGGAAGTCAGGATCACGACGCAGGTGCATCATGAAGGTGGGATCGCAGATGCAACGATACAGACCATCAGAGAAGGTCGGAACGTTGCGCTTGCGCAGGTCCTTGACAACAGTCAGCAGGTCAGTGCGAACCGAGAACTGCTGCAGGTCGGCGGTGTACTCAGTGCTGGTGTAGGTAATTTGACCAGAAGCATTCTTGGTCTTGGCACCAGGGAAGTAGTAACCACCTTGAGTTGTGGAAGCAACACCATTGGCTTCGGCTTTGGCGAGTTCATCAATGAACACGCGGTCGCGCCAACGGCGATAGTCGTCAAGCAGGGTCAGCGAACCGATGCTCTGGTGGAACATGTTCAGGTTACCGGTGTCCAGCAGCAGACGCTGGGCGGTAATCAGGGTTTCACGAGCAATCTTGAAGGTGCTGGGCTGGGTCGGATCACCCGGGATCTGCAGGGCCGGTGTACTCTTTGAGCACCACCAGGACCTTTTCCTTCGTGATGTTCCGGCTGTTGGCAGTACCGATGGTCTGGTCGGACACGCGCTCACGGCTGTCCTTGGTACCAGGAGTACCCCAGAACTTATAGCGATCCAGCTGAACGGTTTGACCGGGCTGACGGGTGAAGTCGTGAACAACCACGGGCTCCACTGCCATTTCGGCAATGTAGGCAGGGTGCGGACGATAAAGTTCCGCACCTAAGATCTTTGGAAAATCGTTATCAATAAACACTTTTAGGTATCCTCCAGAATCTCAGGAAGGTAGTTTATCGGGTGAAAGATTTAGACATTGTTATGTCTTATCTAACACAAATTTTAGCAGTCGGTAATTTATCAATTAACGACTACTATTACTCCATTACGAACAGTTTGTTCGCAACAACTTGAGGCTGAGCCTGATTCAGAACGCGCCAGGCATTCTGGGGATCACGAGCCATCATGTCATTGAAATCACCCCAGAAATTGCCGGGTTGCTGAGGAGCAGCAGCGGCAGGGGGAGCAGGCATTTGACCCAGCTCAGGTTGCATAACTTGCTGAGTGGGATAACCAGGTGTTTCCAATTGAGCCTCGTTTTCGTACACGGGATAAGGACCTTCGGGACCAAAGAACTTCAGCGTGTAATCGCTGAGTACATCGGGGTTCGTCAGGATTTCGTTGTAAGCGAGGTTCTCTTGGTGCTCGTTAACAGCAAACTGGGCGTAGTTCTGAATCGTGTCACTTGCGCGATTTCCCCACGCGACGGCGCTGTCCAGCATTGTTTCCAGCTGGAGGGCGTAGTTGTTCAGCACTGCCGGAGCTTCGATCCCGAACGCGTCCATCACCTGACGGCTGTTCTGGCTCATTCCCACCAGGTCCGCGATTTGCTCCAAGGATGGAGTCGAGGAGATTGGGGAAGAGCTGGGCGAGTATGCCTGGCTGGGATATGAGGTCGGCGCTACCGATTGTGGCGTAGCTTGGGGGCTGATCGACCCGAAGTTGGCCGGGGTATAGCTCGTCGGAGCCGACGGTGGAGCCTGGAACGGGGATTGAACTGGTGCGCTCAGCAGGTTCACCACCTTGTTGAACGCCGATTCCCACGGACTGGAGGTCGACTCCGCCTGTGGGGCCGATTGGAATTGGGGGGCGTATTGAGACGGGGCGGATTGGTAGCTGGGGCTCGCCTGGGGCACTGCTTGGGGTAACTGGTACCCACCTGATAAGCCACTGGAGCCGAGGGCGCCTGAGGCGCTGCCACCACGTAGCTGCTGGGAGCTACCGCTACGGGCGACGGTTGGCTCGTCTGTGGGATCGATTGGACGGTAGCGTCCTGCATAACTCATCTCCTTTTGTAAGGCCTCGAGGGTTCGATACAGATATGGGGTTAAATCCAGTCTGGGATCCGCAGCCATCGGGTAAATCCGGTGATTGCGGGTGTGGGGTCTGCATCATGCCCCCCACTAAGCGAGCGAACTGAGAGTATGCACCCTGTAATTCGTTCACCATCCTGAACGGGAACCCAGATAACATCTCGGCCCGTTCCTCATCCGTTTTTGACGGAAAGAGGTATTTCAGTGCTTCAATGCTATCAACACCTAATTCTTGCAGATTTCGGACAACAATGGAGTTGTTCAGAATATCTTGCGTCGAATCTTCGTAGACAGGACCTGAACCATCTCCAGAGAATAGTTACGATCACCATCAGGAATCAAGCCGGTCACACCGGGTGGAATCTGTTGTGTTTGAACAGACGCCATCATCAGTTGTTTAATCTGATTATTGAAGCCATCTAAAGCAGCTTCATACAAATCCATTTCTTCTTCACTCGCATTATCCGCCGGCTCTACTGGCTTTTCGATCCCAGCAGCAGCAGCAAGTGTCTCGCGGAATATACGTTCTTCCTGAAAGATAATCAGTTCCAAGCAACGGCAAATACCGTGGGTGTAAATGGAAGTTGCTTTTTTCTTGGATGTAGCAGCAACACGACCAAATAGTGATTTGTATTCAGTAGCGGTTACGCCTGCCGAAATTGATAGTTCATCCACACCACCAAGGGCAGTACGGATTTCTTCCCTGTACTGACGGGCAAATGCGTTTTGATCGCCAGTGATGGCATCCGGGACGATATAACCAACACGATCATTGGGCTCCAGGTTGGCAATCACCCTTGGAACTCTGATCTGCCCATCAACACCACGGGTGATCGGATCTTGTTTGAAGGTTGACCGACTGTATGCACTCAGACTGCCAAAGCCCGAGTTGGCTGCAATCGACGGACGCTGAACGGCACCATCTGTACCCGACTCCATAAGGTCGGTCTTGGGCCTGGAGGAAAGAAGGGTTGGGTTACCAAAGAATTGAACGTTCTTCCGCATGGTGCGGACCAACTCATCGTGCGTAACAATATGGTTGGCTAAGGCGTCAAATTCACCAACCCCTTCCATGGCAAAACCTTTGGGGTTGTTGAAGATCTCAACACAAGGGATAAAACCAAGGGAGTTTTTAAAGGTTTTGGTTTTTCCAGGGTTGGCAAAAGAAGGCATCTCAAAAGACATCTCGCCTTCTGAGTGTGTTTCTTCAATTTGCTTTGCTTTAATTGAAAGTTTGATATAACGCTTAGCACCTTGGTCCCCAGTGATAGCAGTGCCTGTGACGTTGGTGACATTAATGTTGTCACCAAAACCAAAGCCACGTCGCACCTTGTAGCTGTAGATGATGATGACTTCTTCTAACTCACCGTCTACGTTATAGAACGAACGGTATTCGTGCTCACGGAAGTAATAGAGCCTGTAGTTCTGCTTGGTTGGCCGGATATAAAACAATCCCTTGCCATCACACAAGAAATAATCCCAGATGGAATCCAGGCGCGTATCAAGTTGGTTGTACTTGATAACGCGATCAATAAAATCCTTGCGCTGATTACCAAAATTATCTTGCCCTGGAAAAAATTCAACACCCTGACGGATGCCGAATAATTTCATCTGCGCCAGGTGAGAAGCAACGACACTGGTATCAACAACAGCATTGCCATCCTTCTCGATGTAAGCGTTGATAATTTCTTGAAGTCTGGCATTAGAGCTAGTTGCCATTCACCTGTTGCTCCTTCTGTTTTTTGATCTTAGCAGTTTTCTTATCTTCCTTCTTCTTGCGAAGCCAGCGATCAAAGAAACTAATTTCAGCCGGAGTGTAAAGTTCCGGATGCTTAGAGCTTCTTTACCAGCTTCTTTGTCTTCACATCACACCCCAAAATAAAGCCCGGCCTGACCAAGCTGAGGACCACGGTAAAACTGCGAATTAGCCACACCTGCCATATTGCCAATAGCATTGGGAAGGTTACTACTACCCATTGCCAAAGGAAGTTCTAACTGCACTGGAACACCTGGCTGAGGTGCTTGCTGCGGGGCTTGAGGAACAGGTGGAGCACCAAAGGGGTTGCGTTGCTGTAAATACTCTTTAGGAAACTCGGAATAAGGAGAACTCCCTGGAGCAGACGGTACTTTTCCAGCTATTGCGCCCGCATTGCCCATGCCAACCGGTTGGCCACCATATACTCTAAACATGTGCTTTAGCTCGATCTTTCTATTTTACTCATCTTCTTCCAGTTCGTACAAAGAAGGATCGGCAACCTTGGTCAGGACAATCCCGTCACCTTGTACGTCCCAATTCAGGATATCCCCTTCTTTCCAACCCATTTCCTCTAGAAGATCTTCCGGAAAAGTGAGGAATTGCTCACCGTTTTCGTCTTCTTCTACTTCCAGGATGTAGCTCATTTTGACAAAATCTTTTCCATAAGCTTATCAAGTTTATTGTTAATTTCGCGAAAATTGTTGTGCATTTCTTGGATTTCCCTTAAGAAGTCGACCTTTAACACGTAGTCAAGGGGCATGCGATTGATTTGATCTTCCAAGATGTCAATCCTTCGTTTCTGGGAATTTGTGTAGTTAAACGCTTGCTGGATATCTTTGTTTTGTCTGCTTAAAATTTTATTGGCAGTCCAGGTGCCACCACTAACAGCAGAAACAACTGCGGTAATTGCCAAGGCAATGTATTCGGGTCCCGCTGGTATAAAACTCTTTTTTCTAATTCTCAATTTTAGAAATCAAGATGGAGTTGTCCTTTTCTGGCAAGTCCGGTTACTAACCAAACCAACGCATCCACACAGTCGTCATGACTACTAACGCCGAAATTCGTGAGTTCCTCGAAGAGATTCGGAAAATTCCGGAAACGGTTGAAGATGATCTTTCGGTCTTCAAACATGCCGATGATTCCCCTGAACCGTGCCAACTTGTCTGCACGGAACCCTTTTACTGGATGCCAGATGAGGTTGTACAAACCTTCGTTATTGAGGCAAACGCGCTTGAAGTCGGCTTCGAGAGAAGCCTGGTACTGGACTGCTTCTGACCAGATGTCACAAGTTGAATATGTCGGGAAGTAATGCCCGTTATCATCCTTGCCAATCACTGACCAATCATTGAGAAGTTCTTTCATGGCGTCCAGTTTCTCCAGGTTGCCCATGACGCGGATGCGCCGGTAATCAATGATATGGATGCGATCTCCAATACGCCCACCCAGAATCATGACGGTGTAATCATTCTTTTCTTTGACTCCAGCTGATAGGTCAACCCCAATTCCAAGCGTGTCAAATTCAGTTGCAATCTCCGCCTTAACAATCAGTTCAGGTGCCAGAGACAGCTCGTTCTGTCTGACAACCTGATTCATGTACTGGAAGGAAAAGGCAATTGGTGCCTGCCGTTTCTTTTCCTTCAGGTAGTCCAATGACCACATCTCTGGCCAGTAGGATTCTTCGTCACCTGTTTTGGGATTAGTCTGAATAGCAGAGAGAACAATCTGCGTCCAGTTGTTTTGCTCGTTAAAAGTTGTAACATGAATATCGTCATGCCGGAAGCGCGTACCAAGGCAGATTGCCCTGGCACCCTCAAACATGGTAGGTGCAATCACCGCGTTCCAGTTATCCTGCATCATCTTTCGGATGTCAGGGTTGGAAATATCCGCCGCTGATTTAATAGCGTCATCAATCATCACAAGATGAGAACGCTTGGAGGTCACGGAACCTTTTAAACCAGCAGCGCAAAGCGTAAATTGTTCATCACCGGTTACATCAATACCAGCAAACTTATGGTCAATGGACCAATACTCGTTACTAGTGACGTTCTTAAGAAGGCGAACAGTAGGAAAAATTTCTTGATACTTTTTGCTTTCAATAATGCGCTTGATGGTTGCTGATTTAGAACGTGCGATATCAACGGTATATGACAGATACAGAATCTGCAGGGGGAGTTTGGCCTGGGCATGAATACCAATGGCCCATGCCGTTAACAGACCAAGAACTGTACTTTTAGCTGAGCCCCGTGGAGCAAGTAGATCAATGTTGGGACCAGCAATCTTGATCAGGCAACTACTGTTTTCGTTTGTGATGAAGTGCTTGTGCCAATCCAGATGGTGCTTGGCTGGTTTCTTCTTCTCATCCATGAACTCGCAGAAGTAGCCAAAATCTTCGCGAGCTTTCTCAATAAGTTCTAAATTCTTCTGTGGCTTAACATTGTATTTCTGCGCAGCTGCCTTTGCATTACGCCGGTACGCAAGATGGACGTATGAAGGCACAGGACTGTTTCAAAGTATTACTGAATACTAGCCGAAAGCTCCAGATCTGAATGGATCTTCTACTTGACCGCTGCGACGATATTGATTTGCTGCTTTAGATGCAATTTGTGCTTTATAAGGATCAAATTCAGGTTCTGCATTTTCTGCAAGAGGGGGCGCTCCTTTATAACGAATATTTGCAGGTCTTCCAGCACCCTGATTTGGAACGTATTGACGCATATTTTCGTCGTATTTAACAGGGGTGCTTGGCCCTTGATTTTGAGCAATTAATGTCTCCCCCGAGGACCCGTTTCAGTTGGGTCTGCTTGCGGTGCTTCTTGAACGTAATCATCTAGAAAATCTTAGAGACGATTGATTACCGTCATTAGCTTGCTGTTGAAGAATCTCAATGTTTTTCTGGATTGCTTCGTTCCGACGATTCTGCATGTAATCAGAACGTCCAACGTTGTAGATACCAAACCTTTGAACTTCGGGTATCATTGGCTGTTGCTGCTCTTACATGCCAGCCACCTTGTCCTTTAGCTTGAATAAGATTAGCAGTAAATCTTGATTCGCCCAATAGGGATCTGCTGTGCCCGCTGCTTGTCGGGCCATCATGTTGCGAACACGGGCAACTTCCGCTAAATCCGGATTATCTTTAGTTAGATAGCTACCGTATTCTCCAAAATCAGGATTATAATACAAACCACCAGTAGCCGCATATTCACCTTTACCAGCAGCAGAGGTGCTTGAAATTCCTAGTTGTTGCTGCGATTGATTGTAAAAACGTTGAAATTTTTCAGCGTCTGTTTCTCTTTTTGGAGCAGCCTCAGTAACAGAGGCTTTAATAATATCGGGCGA